CTGAACGACTGGAGTAAATTTAATATAAATAAGAGAACCAAGTATGATGCCGCTATAAGTTCTGGTTTAGCTATCATGGCTTGTAATAGACACATGTACCGACCAAACCCAGAGGTAAATAAACAACCATTAGATATAAGTATATCTAAGTATACTAACACCGGATTTAATTCAACAATAATAAAAAAGTAAATTATGGCAGAGTCTGTTGTAAAGAATTTCCCTTCACAAGCAGTTAGTGATTTAGAAAAGATGACCCAAGAATATGGGTTGAAGGTAGCTAGGGCTATTGAACATGAATGGTTCTCTGGAGCTACATCTAAGTATAGTGGTAATACAAATAACTTCCACAAGTTGAGGCTATATGCTAGAGGAGAGCAGCCGATACAAAAATATAAAAACGAGTTATCTATAAACGGTGACTTAAGCTACTTAAACTTAGATTGGAAACCTGTACCCATTGTACCTAAATTCGTGGACATAGTAGTTAACGGTATGTCCCAAAGAGCTTACGACGTCAAGGCTTACTCTCAAGATTCATATGGGGTTAGTAAGAGGACTGAGTATATGGAATCAATGTTAAAGGACATTAGGTCCAAGGAGTATAATGACATGGTCCAAGAGGGTTTTGGTATGGACATTTACGAAAACCAAAAAGAAACCCTACCAGATACTGAGGAGGAACTAGCTCTTCATATGCAGTTGAATTATAAACAAGCCGTTGAATTAGCCGAAGAACAAGCTATCAACGTTCTAATGGAAGGTAGTAAATTCGACCTTATAAAGAAGAGGTCCTTATATGATTTAACCACTATAGGTATTGGAGCCGTTAAAACTACCTTTGACTGGAGTGATGGAGCTAAAGTGCAATATGTAGACCCAGCTAACCTAGTCTACTCATATACTGAATCCCCATACTTTGAGGATATATATTATGTTGGAGAGGTTAAGGAAGTCCCAGTTAATGAGTTGGTTAAAGAATTTCCTAACTTGTCCGAATCTGAGATATACGATATCGTAGAGGGATCTGAGAGCTCTGCTAGACTCGTTAATAACTCTAACGGGGATAAGAATAAGATTAGTGTGCTATACTTCAATTATAAGACACACAAGAATAATACATACAAAATAAAGGAAACTGGTACTGGCGCTAGTAAAGTTATAGAAAAGGATGATACCTTCAACCCACCAACTGACATGGATGGTAACTACTCGAAACTTGAAAGGGTAATGGAGTGTTTGTACGAAGGTGTACTAGTATTAGGTACTGATAAGCTATTGAAATGGGAGATGGCTAAGAATATGTTGCGTAGCAAATCCAACTTTGATAAAGTGAAAATGAATTATAGTATCGTTGCACCTAGAATGTACAACGGTAAGATAGAATCTATAGTTAGTAGAATAACAGGGTTTGCCGATATGATCCAGTTGACTCACTTAAAGCTTCAGCAAGTTCTATCTCGCATGGTTCCAGATGGAGTTTATTTAGATGCTGATGGGTTAGCTGAAATAGATCTGGGTAATGGTACAAACTATTCTCCGCAGGAAGCTTTAAATATGTTCTTCCAGACAGGTTCCGTTATTGGTAGGAGTTTTACATCTGAAGGGGATATGAACCCTGGTAAAGTGCCTATTCAGCAAATACAAAACGGTTCGGGTAGTAACAAACTTCAAAGCTTGATACAAACCTATAATTACTACCTACAAATGATCCGTGATGTCACCGGGCTTAATGAAGCTAGGGATGCGTCAACACCAGATAAGAACGCTTTAGTCGGTATTCAAAAGTTAGCAGCAGCTAATTCTAACACAGCAACTAGGCACGTATTGCAGTCTATGCTATTATTAGCATCAGAATCGGCGGAAGCTTTATCACTAAGAATATCAGACATTATAGAATACTCTCCAACTAAAGAGGCTTTTATCCAATCTATTGGAGCTCATAATGTAGCTACATTAGAAGAGATGAAAGAGTTACATTTATACGATTTTGGTATATTTATAGAGTTGATGCCTGATGAAGAGGAGAAGCAAATACTAGAGAATAACATTCAGATAGCATTATCACAACAGTTGATAGACTTAGATGATGCGATTGATTTGCGTGATGTTAGAAACATTAAACTAGCCAATCAACTTCTTAAAATAAAGAGAAAGAAAAAGCTTGAGAGAGATCAGAAGATGCAACAGCAAAATATTCAAGCTCAATCTCAGGCTAATCAAGAAGCTCAACAAGCAGCTGCTCAAGCTGAGGTTCAAAAGAACCAAGCTAAGACACAGTCTGATGCTCAGTTAGAGCAAACTAAAACTCAGTTGAAGATTCAATACTTACAGCAAGAGGCTCAGGTTAAGAAAGAATTAATGCAGTTAGAGTTTGAGTTAAACTCTAGATTACAATCTGGAGAAAGAGAGCTAAAAGACAGGCAAGAGGCTATGAGAGAGGATAGGAAAGATTCTCGAGTAGATAGGCAAGCTCAACATCAGAAAGACTTAGCGGATAGAAAAAACCAGGGTGAATCACTTAAAAAGTTTGAATCATCAGGTAATGATATAGTAACAGGTGGAGCAGGATTAGACCAATTCTAATCCACTGATTTTTAATTTTATAATATTTTATTATGGCAGAAAAATTAGAGAACGTAGTTGAAGAAACTACAGAACAAGTTGTCGAAAACACAATCGACGAATCAAAATTTGAAAGTGCTGGAGATGATAGCGTTATTAAAGTAGATTTAAACAAACCACCAACCAATGAAACTGAAGAAACAGAAGCTGACCCAGCAGGAGTGGTGGGAAGCGATGAAGACACCGGAACCTCACAAGAACAAGAAGAGGTACAACCGGAAGGAGAAGTACAAGAAACAGAGTTACCAGTACTAGAAGAAGTAACCGATGAAGAAGTCGAAGCTGTAGAAGAACAAGTTGAAGAAGCTATAGCAGAAGCAGAAGCTACTGGGAAACCACTACCAGAGAATATACAGAAGTTAGTTGACTTCATGGAAGACACTGGTGGAGATTTAAACGACTACGTAAATCTAAATAGAGATATATCTAAATTAGACGACTCTGAAGTACTAGACGAGTACTATAGAAAAACTAAATCTCATTTATCCGCTGAAGAGAGAAACTTTTTGTTGGAAGATAAATACGGTTTCGATGAGGACATGGATGATGAGCGTACAATAAGATCAAAGAAAATCGCTTTAAAAGAGCAAGTTGCTGAAGCGAAAACCTACTTAGACGGGCAAAAGTCTAAGTATTACGAAGAGATTAAAGCTGGAAGTAAGCTCACAAGTGAGCAGCAGAAAGCCATGGATTTCTTCGATCGTTACAATAAGGAATCTGAAGAGACTAAAAAGCTAACAGAAACTAACAAACAAGTTTTTCAACAGAAAACTGATAATCTATTCAACGACAAGTTCAAAGGTTTTGACTACAACGTCGGAGATAAGAGATACAGGTTTAATGTGAAAAACAAGGATGACGTTAAGACAAACCAGAGCGACCTGAATAATTTTGTGCAAAAGTTTTTGGATAAGAACAATCAGATGAGCGATGCTAAAGGTTATCACAAGTCTTTATTTACGGCAATGAACGCTGATGCTGTTGCTCAACATTTCTATGAGCAAGGGAAAGCAGATGCAATCAAAGATACTGTAGCTAAAGGTAAGAACATTAACGTTGACCCTAGAGGTACTCACGGAAGTGAACAAACTAGTGGGACAAAGTTTAGAGTGTTAGGTGAAGGTTCGGATGATTTCAAATTCAAAATTAGAAAAAAGAAATAATTAAACTTTAAATTAAGAAATTATGGCAGTAACAGGCGCAGACCAGCCAAGAGCTGGTGCGGTTCAGCAAGTATTAGCTGACAATTATTTAGACTTCTCAGGTGGTTGGGCTCAACAATACCTACCAGACCTAATGGAGAAAGAAGCTGAGGTTTTCGGAAAGAGAACTATCTCAGGTTTCCTATCTCAAGTAGGTGCTGAAGAAGCAATGGCTGCTGATCAAGTTGTTTGGTCAGAGCAAGGTAGATTACACTTATCGTACAAAGGGAAAGTTGATACCGCAACAGCGAGTACAATAGAAATAGAAGAC